CCGAGGACCGCGCGGACCGAGACCGTAGGTACCCAACGACACCTACCAACGCTTACTAGTTCCTCCGCGAAGACTCCAACAGACTCACGTCCGAGGATGTCCTTCCCAGGAGAACCTACAGCGCCGGTAAGTGACCTAATCGTCAGGTACTTACGATAAGTGGGGTATGTGTGGCAACCGATGTAGTCGTCTCCGCAGACCGCCATCCATCCTGTACTGCCGGACTCCGAATGGAGCCAAGCACTATACATGGATAGAAGGGGCCAAGAGACGGGGGAACCCATGAGGATTCCCCGACTAGTAAGCACCGACCTCTCACCCTTGGGAGAGTGGAGAAGGTGAGGGCCTACCGCCCTCTTGAAAAGGGACCGGAGTTCCTCCGGCCAATTCCTAGAGAGCACATCGGCTGCGTCTTCCATTAGGTCTTGTGGGAAGTAGTCTGTTGCCGACTTGAGGTCAGCGGAAAACACTAAGTTTCCCCGCTTGCCTAGAGACCAGTCCAACTTTTCAGCGGGACAACCGTGTAAGGCCGAGACGGTTCGAGGGTCTTCCTCAAGTTTCTTCAACAGAGCACCGTTGATAACGGAAAGGAGGTAACGGAAGGGGGCCTCCAAAGGAGTAGCCACCCTAACTTTAAAACCTCTCTCCCTCACAACGACCTGCCGGCAAGATGGGATTTCGGTCAAGTCCAAAGAGAACCAGGAAGCGGTGATGGAGAACAAATTCTCCCTCGCTACTTCCCAGTCCTCTTCAGAGAGTTCCGAAGCCTTATCATACAGGAAGAATGCTTCGTCGGTCCTAAACTTAGGTATTAGTCCCGTGCGGCGCATTCCACTGGATATGATTTGAGATTCAAAAACGGACAAGTCGACCACTTTGGTCACTAACCCCTTTATGAATCCAGGCACCTGTCTAGCCAGCTCTTGAAGCTCGTATAACGAAAGTTCTTTCGCTCGAAAGGCGTCAGTAATTTCCCGGATTTCAGACGCGGAACCGCCTTGGTGCTTCGTCCGTAAATACGAAGCAGCGGTTCCGACACCACTGAAGGAGCCTGAAACGTCGGCGCCAAAGCGTCGAAGTAAAAAGGACCTCCACGATTGCCTGAGGTAATCGGGCGTCTCGAATCTCTCACTTGCCAAGCGAAAGTGGGATTCGAGGGAATCTGACACAACTTTCTCCGTTGCAGTCCTCAAAGAACGAGAGACGCGGGAGATTTGGTGTAACAACCTCCTGCGGTCAAAACACGAGTGACCAGCGACCATCGGGACTGGGGGAGTCACACCCCAATCCTCATGGCGTTGGTTAATCGCGAATGACCTGCAAAGCGCGAAATAGGACTTCGCCCTAGACATCTGGTCTTCAATGCCTGGGGTGGAAGAAACGTAACGTATAAGGGCCATCGCCCAACGCCGTAACTTCCAGGAAGTCCTCCCTTCACGAGCTTCTACCAAGATTTCGATACAAGTATCGAGACCTATTGCCAAATCCTCTAACGAGAATTTGACTCCTAACTCTTTAAGAGACAGACGGCTGGTCATACGCCTAGGGACTTTACGATCCCCCTGTCTCAATCCACCGGTATGTCTACCGGCTTCCCCTGTTTCCTTAGCTTGCTTCGGAGGTAGGTGATGACGGGAGAAGGGCTACCCAGGCCCAACTCCCCGATTCCTAAGGTGAGCATATAGCCGCCTTAAGGATGCCGTCTAGCG